TCACCCGATACGGCGATCCGGATAAGTATTGCCTCGACGAGAAGCGGATTCAGGTCAAAGCATGGCTGGCGCAGGTCCACAACTGCAAGCTGGAGAAAGGCCACACGGGTCGGCACCGGTGCATTGTGGTGGCGTCCACCGACAAACGGTGCAGCATGAAATGGAACCAGAAGAAACGGCCACGGCTCAGGAAGCCGAAGAAAGGAAAGCGGTAAATGGCGGGAGTCAAGAAAGACAGCCTCTACAGACGGCAGCTGCGGAAGCGGCACCAAAATCAGGAGATCGCGGATCAGGTGTCAGCGGCACCGGCTGCAATAATTCCGGAGCCGCTCGTTCATATTGCCGACTGTGAGGAGACGCAACGCAAGCCGCTGAAGTTCCGGGCAATATGCCGGTGCGGTGGCTGGACCGAGGAAGACGAGATCGTGCCTTTGAAGGCGAAGTGGGACGCGCACAAGGCGGCGGTCGGCGCACCATGAAACCGATCACGGCGGTCGAGCAGGCGGTGCTGGATGCGTTTATTCCAGCGTTCTTCGGGCCGCTGCGAAAGATGTTCGAAACGATGGTCGATGGAGGAGAGTCTGGAATGGAATTGAAAGTCTACAGTCAAATGGATTTCTCAGTGCGCTGGCCGGGCCTGTTCCTGCTTGAAATGAGGAATGGCGACCTGCTGCTGCAAAAGTGCCGCACGACGGTGACAATCGGGGCGGTGGATTATCTGGCCTGCGATATCGGTTGGGAGTTGTACTGCAACTCGTTAACGGGCGGATGCAGCGGGCGTTCGCTCGAAGCCAAGGACATCACGGTACTGGAAACGATCGACGAGAAGATTCACAACCACATGGTCGCGTACCCGGAGCCGGCAGACATCAGCGACATGGTGCGGAACCATTTCACCGAAGGTGGCAATGAGATTATCGACCTGCCAAAAGCCGGGGTGTTCTTTCTGAACGAGAGCCATACGACGCACATTTCAAAAGCCGATGCGCGGAAAGAGGCGGCAGCGCTCCGGGCAAAGCGGAAGGAGGTCGGTCGGCCACTCCGAGCGGCAGAGATCGAAGTGTTTCTGGCGCAATATCGCGTCTCGAAGAGGAACCGTGAGACGTTTGAGAAAGCCGCCGGGCGGAAGAGTAGTGTTTCACGGCCACCAAAGAAGAAACATATTGCTAAGTGATTCGTCGATAACGATAATGGCCACGCATCACGATGAGATTCCAGTTCATGTTTCAAAATTGTTTAACAAGCGGCGATTCTGAATGACAACCGTAAAACGCGAGCAGGCCGAGGGGCTCGCAGCCATGCCGCGCACGGAGACCGAGCTTCGAGGCGTGCTGGCTGCAAAGCAGATGGTCGAGTCGCTGAACTGTTTCATGGAGGTTCGAGAATTACTATGCCGAGGAAAATCCCGCAGGGAAATAGCGGACTTCATACAGAGCCGTCGGAGGGAGTGCGTCGACCGGCCAGCGTCCAGCGTGAGGCAGTACGTGGGCCTCTACAAGAAATTCGTCATGAGGCAGACGGACTTCGTCAACGCCAGCGCCGCGCCGTCGAAGCTGCCGGAGCCAAACTACGAGAAAGGGACCGCCGTAAGCATCGTGCCGGAGTTCCAGCTACCGGACGCGCTCGAAATTCCTGAGACGAGTCACAGCAACGAGCTGCCAGAAATCGAAGGGCTGCGGCGGCTGGCGCACCTGCAGGAAGAGCGAATCAAACGGTTCGTCAACACAGAGACCGGGCTGATGCAGGGTTTCCCGCTGGCCACCATCCGGGCCGAGATTCAATTGCTGAAAGAAATCCACGAGAGTATCCGGTTCATCAAATCGGATCTGGCATCGTTCCAAGAGACCGGCTATCGAAAGACGCCGCAGAAGATCGACGCAAGGGTCACCAGCGTTCCGCCACTCGACGTTTCGACATGGACAGACGAAGAGCGGGCTTATCTGCGGAAGTTTATTGCGCCGCTGAATACGACCCTCCGACTCGTTTCACCACCGAAGGACAAAACTCCAGAAGCTATGCCTGTCGGGGCATGACTATAGCGGCTATGCTTTTATGTCAGAAATTCTCAAATGAAGTCGAAAAATGTGACAACCGGGCTGCGACGCATTGAGCGAGAAGCAGATACGGGAATGCTTGCGAAGACCGAAAAAGTTCAGTTTGAATTTAACTTCGATAAGCTGACGCCGGCACAGCTACGGATCTTCGGCGAAATCAGCGTGAACGAAGACCTCGGCCACAACAACCGCGTGCTGGGAATCCTAAAAGGCTATGGGCTAATTTACAGCTACGAGGAATGGATTGGCTATCCGGCCTACAAGGTGACGCGGTGGGAGATTCCGCTGCATGTCCACATCGTTTGGTGCGAGTGGTGCGCCAAGAATTTCGACGACGAAGGGAACCGGAAAAAGAAATGCACGAGTTGACGTGGAGCATGCTGTGTCCGATATCGAATAAGACGAGCTTCCGGATGGAGATCTTTGGCGCTCTCCCATCACAGGAGGAAGTGCAGCGGATCCGGACGGCGATCGAGACGTCACTTCTGCTGGCCGGGATCCACGTCATGCCCGTGCCGACGGGCGTGCAAACCGACCTGAAGCCGCTGAAAATTCCTGATACCACTCAGAAGAGTGGTGGCGTGGTGTTGCCATCCGGGCGGAAGCTGAAAGATCTGGGACCGTGTCCAATTCACGGGAATCAACCAGACTACAAAGGGCGTCACGCGACAACGAACCGCTGCATTCAGTGCGCCGAGGCGCACGTTGCGAATATTCGGAAGAGCATCGGGAAGACCAAAAAGCCGCCGGTTGACGCGCCACCACCACCACGACGCCGGGAGCTGCAGATGGTCTGGAGCGAAGTGCAGGCGAGCTGTCTCAAATGCGGCGATCACGCGATGCGGTATCACCGGTCAGCGGTACTGCTAAACAGCCGACCGGACGATTTTTGGGTCCATGATCGGCCATCCCCGTTCACACCATGCGTTGTGAACATCTACAAGAATCCACAAATCAAAGACGATCCGGAATTCGATCCGGAGGAAGAGATTATGGCGCGTGACTGAGAGAACGCAACTGCTCGACGTGCAATACATGGGGTGCTGGGACGAGATCGGCCACTATCGATTCGTACAGGGAGGCGCGAAGATCTACGAGCCCGGCGCTGGCGGTTGTCCTTGGCCGGATCGAATTGCCGACGGAACGCTGCAACCGGGAGCATACGAACACAACGGACACTGGAGCTATCGCGGTGGCTTTAAGAACGGGGATGCCGTCATCCACCACAAGCACGGCTGGACGGCGCTGTCATTTTGGGACAACACCGTCGATTCACGACCGGGCTCGCACAGCACATTCATGGCGAAAGGGATTTACGATTTCATATCGATGAAGAGCCTATGTGCGATGTGGTTTCCGGAAGTCTGGGGCAGATTTCAATTCCCAATCACGGAGGCGGTCAATGCATGAGAGCGACGATCTGGATTATCGGTGCGGAAAGTTCAACGTCGGTGACAAGGGCCAGCGATACGAGGTTTTATACAAGGATCGGAGCGGCATCGAAAAAGTGTTCGGCTGGACAGACCGTGAGGACGGAGAGCCGCTTATGGGATCGATCAAGCTGAATCCATCGATGACAAGTCCGCGAGTCGTTGACCGGCGAAGGCCAACAATTCAGGAGCTGATCCGAGATTCGGACCTGCGAATAAAAAGGAAGGAATCAATGCTGAAAGAAAGCGTGACCGTTGAGGATGCGATCGCATTGCTGAACGAAGCGGTGTTATTGGACCGGGCTGCGATGTCGGAACTGTTCCTGCGAAAACGTGTCGCATGTAGCGACGCATTCGCCGACCATCCAACGATTCAGGTCGGATCCGAGAAGGGACAGGGCAACGTCGGCGTGCTGGGAATTATCAATGGGCTGTTTGGAGTCGATGAGCACCGGTACGGCGCGATCGCCATGATTGTCGATTTCGACGATGGACAAGGACCAAACTCAATCAGTAAATTCGGCCAAATCAATCGATTCGAGAGAACACCACCACGACGGGCAGGAGAGGGAAAACCAGAATGACTTGTATTGTAGGGATTGCGAAAAACGGAATTGTTCACATCGGTGGAGACAGCGCTGCGGTCGGGGGCGGATATTTTCTCGACGTGCGTGCAGACCAAAAAGTTTTCAGGAACGGCGAGTTCCTGATGGGATTCACGACGTCGTTCCGAATGGGCCAGCTGCTTCGATACAGCTTCAAGCCACCGGCCATGACCGAGGGTGCGGATCTGTACGATTACATGGTCACTCACTTTGTCGATGCGGTTCGAGCGTGCCTGAAAACCGGCGGCTGGGCTTCCAAGAAAGAGGAGAACGAAATCGGCGGGACTTTCCTTGTCGGTTGTCGTGGACGCCTGTTCACGATCTACAGCGATTATCAAGTCGGAGAGAGTGTCGACGGGATGAGTTCGGTCGGCTGTGGATCCGAATTGGCGCTGGGAGCCATGCACGCACTGACGCTACTCGAAGAGTCGCTGACGCCGGAAGCACGAATCAAGATCGCATTGGAGATCACCGAAAAGAAAAGTGCCGGTGTTCACGGCCCATTCCTGATCCTGAGCATTCCCGAACCAAAGCCAGCCATATAGTTGCTATCTGATAACAGTTGGCATCTGCCAAGTGAGACCTGCTGCACGACTGAATGATTAACCCGGCAGACTTCAACGAAGAGCGGCGCGAATATCTGGAGCGCATGATCCGGGAGGCCCCGAGCGAGAAAGTTCGGGACGCCTGCCGGATTGCGCTGCAGGAGTGGCTGGCGCACGGATGGGTGCCATCGGGTAAATACGTTGCGGAGCCGATGCGCCTGCGTGACTTCACGCGGGACGCTTGGAAGGTGGTGGAGCCGTCAACGCTCTACGTTACAAACTGGCATATCGACGCGGTGTGTGAGCATCTGGAAGCGGCCGTGAATGGACAGATTCAGAACCTGCTGATAAACGTGCCACCGGGCACGATGAAATCGCTGCTCGTGAGCGTGATGTTCCCAAGCTGGATCTGGACGTTCAAACCATACCTGCGTTTTCTATACGCCTCATACGACGAAGGGTTGAGCGTTCGCGACTCGCTGAAATGCCGCGACATTATTTCGAGTGAATGGTATCAGCAGAATTGGGGACACCAGTTCCGACTGTTGGGCGACCAGAACGAAAAAACGCAATTCAAAAACGACAAGACGGGATATCGCTTGGCAACATCGGTCGGTGGATCCTCGACCGGGCAGAAGTGCGACATCATCGGAATTGATGACCCCGGAAAAGTGACTGAGACCGGGAAGACGCCACTAAAGAGGATTCAGGACTGGCACGACCAAGCCATGTCGATGCGTCTGAATGATCCGCTGACGGGTATCAAGATCATCGTCATGCAGCGCTATCACGAGGAGGATCTTTCCGGCCACGTGATTTCGAAGGAACTGGATTTCGTTCACCTGATGCTGCCGATGCGGTACGAGAAAGAGCGGCACTGCTCGACGACGATCGGATTCACCGATCCGCGCAGCACTGAAGGTGAGCTGTTATGGAAAGAGAAGTATCCGGAACGGGCCGTCATAAAGGTCGAGAAGATTCTGGGATCCTATGGAACGGCCGGGCAGCTGCAGCAGCGGCCAGCGCCGGCAGGCGGCGGAATCTTCAAGCGCGAGTGGTTTTCGAAGATCATCGACGCGGCACCACGCCGAGTGGAACGGCGGATCCGATATTGGGACACGGCGGCGACCGAAGGCGACGGCGATTGGTCGGTAGGCACGAAGATATCGCGGCTGGACGGGATTTATTACATTGAGCACGTGGTGCGCGGGCAATGGTCCGAATTCAATCTGGACAAGAACATGAAGTCCACAGCGAAAGCCGACGGTCCCACGGTCCGGATCCGGGAAGAGAAAGTCGGTGCTGGAGGGAAGGCGGTCACTGGCGCACGCCTGCGGACGTTGGCGGGATACGACTACGACGGCGATACGCCGGGATCCGATAAAGTCACGCGAGCGCGGCCGTTTGCAGCTCAGGCCGAAGGCGGAAACGTAGTTCTGGTGCGCGGCGGCTGGGACATCGAAGCATGGCTCGACGAGTTCGCAATATTCCCAAACGGAAGCCACGACGACCAAGTCGACTCGGTGACGGGCGGGTTCAATGAAATCGTGACGGGAGAATGGGCTGAAATGGGAGGTATTTTCTAATGGCATGGAAACCGAGGCCGAGAGGAATCGTCGAGACGCCGATTGCTCCAATGGCATCGCTGACAACGAAAGATCTGCTCGTGTTGGTCGAACAGCAGATTCGGCACCTGATACGCTCGGGCCACCGAAGCGCGACGTTTCGAATCTTCGCGGTTCAATTCGGCCTACCAAGTGGGGACTGCGGACTGCCGGGGTGTGGTGAGGCATTCCTGAAGATCCCAGAGAATAAAGAGTTCTGCTGTCCGGATCACAAGATTGAATTCAACAATAAGCACAGACGTTGACATAAACCTAATAGCTGCTATAGTGAGAAAATGGGAAACATATCGGCCGAACAGGCAATAATTCAAACGGCCAAGATCGAGATCAAGTCGCTGACGCTCAACGGTAAGCAGATGACAATGTCGGTCTTCCGGCAGATTCACCAGCGAAAGCTGATATCTGAACAGGGAGGAGAGTTTTCATTTAACGGCGTTCCTTGGGGCCGCGTGAATTACCATTGGGGAAGCCAAGTGACCTCAAATCTTCATGTGTTATGGCAAGATGGCCCAGACTTGTTTCGTGACCTGATTGCATGGGGCTCTTCGGCAACGCTGCCATACGACATGAAGAAGATCGCGCTCTCATGGCGAGGGCATCAGGCGGCTGGGTTCTCAATTATCATTGAGCCGTACTTCGAAACCTTATTGAGGGGCTATATAGGTCAAGAAATATTTCAGGAACTGAGCAGCAGGATAAAGGATCACTCCGACTTTGCATCATGCGATACTGCAGGAGTTTCCGAGGCAAAGGCCAGAGTCGGTAAAATAATCGAAGAGTACATATTGTCGAAATTCAACGACGAGCGTGCTTACACGGACCGCTGGCACAAATTCATAGATCCGCTCTACGCGCTTCCGCAGCTGTTTATCGCGGTTTGATGTTGACATAATCGGCATATCCGCTATAGTGACATGATGGATATGCGAACGAGCGAAGACAGAAACACGGTATACAACCGAGCAAGCTTCCTAAAGAGGCTATTGACTTCGGAGAGGACCACATTCACCGGAGCGCAAGTTACCGAGCTAATTTCAGAGTTGGTGGACAAGGATTCGTCAGAGGCTTCGATCAGATCACTGCTGAGATCGATGACGGTCGACTGGAATTATGAGCAGGTTAGAGCCTATTTCAATGAGCAATACGATAGTGGACTGATGAGCGCTCGCGCCTCGAACGCCACAACCAACGGATGCAAGGCGAACAAGATGTCGCTCGCCGATTTGGCGATGACCGCAGATGCAACGCTCATCCGCAAATTCCATAACTTTGGAACGGAATGCTTAAAAGAGCTTCGCCTATTGATTCCATACGACCCGTCGAATAGCCAAGGACTCTGATGTCACGTCAAGCACTCGAACGGTCACTCCCACACAACATCGATGCCGAGAAAGCCGTGCTCGGTTCGATCATCGTCAATAACGAGAATTATTACCGGATCGTCGAACATCTGGAGCCAGAGGATTTTTATCTCGACTCGCACCGGACCGTGTTCCGGCACATCATTGAGCTAATGCAGAATTCGCTCGCCGTCGACTTGCTGACGCTGCAGGAAGCACTGATGCGGCAGCAGCAACTGGAGAGCGCCGGCGGCATCGCCTACGTTGCGGGCCTCATGGACGGGATTCCGCATCTGGTCAACGTCGACAGCTACATCGAAATCATTCGTGGTAAGGCATTGCTTCGCACGTTGATTCGGGAGTCGAACCGAACGATGGCTGCAGCGTTCGATCAGGCAGACGCGCCGGATGCGATCTTAGAATCGGCTGAGCGAAACCTGTTGGATATTTCGCAGGGGCGCGTGCGCTCAGGATTCGTCTCCGTCGGAGACATGCAGGTCGAGACCCAGCGGATGCTGGAAAACCTCTACCACAACCGGCAGCTGGTGACCGGCGTTGCAACCGGCTTCACCGATCTGGATCGATTGACGTCTGGATTTCAGCCGAGCGATCTGGTCATCATTGCGGCGCGGCCGAGTATGGGGAAGACGGCGCTGGCGCTGAATATCGCGCAGCAGGCGGCGATCCGAGGCGGGCTCCACGTGGCGCTGTTCAGTTTGGAAATGGCACGCACGCAGCTGATGATACGAATGCTTTGTGCGGAATCGATGACAGATGCGACCAAAGTGCGAAGCGGATACCTGAGCAGCGAAGAGCTTGGCAATCTGATTGCAAGTCTTGGACGGATCGGGAGAGCGCCGCTCTACATCGACGACTCATCGGCCATGTCGATCGTGCAGATGCGGGCGAAATGCCGCCGGCTTCAGCAGGAGCGTGGTTTAGGGCTGGTGATCGTGGACTACTTGCAGCTGATGTCGGGGCACGGCAAAATAGAGAACCGACAGCAGGAAATTTCATCGATATCGCGTGGGCTGAAGTCGCTTGCAAAGGATCTGAGGGTGCCCGTAGTGGCACTGGCACAGCTGAGCCGCGCACCAGAACAGCGCAAAGGGGACCACCGGCCTATGTTGTCAGACCTGCGGGAATCTGGATCGATTGAGCAGGACGCCGATATCGTTTCGTTCATCTACCGTGAGGAAGTGTACGAGGCGACCGACGAGAACTCCGGCCTCGCCGAAATCATCATCGCGAAGCAGCGCAATGGACCAACAGGGACCGTGAAGCTGGCATATCTGAAGCAGTTCAACAAATTCGAGAGTCTTTTGCAGGGGTATTAAATGAACACGATGAGCGACGAGGAAATAGAGAAACGAATCGCCGAGGTTCGTGCGCGAGCGCCAATCGACTTTATCGCGCAGCGGGCCATCGATGCCATCGAAGCACTGGAATTCCGAGGTCGCAATGCACGCGACTTGAAACGACTGATCGGGATGATTGGCCGCAGCAAATGGCCACTGCTTCCGGATCCGGAGTTCGGGCAGGATGTTGCATTCATCGCACGTGTTATTGATGATTACCGCGAGCGCAATCAGAGGCTGACACCGAGACAGGTTGTCGGTGCGATCATCAGGACGCCGGATGGCGAGACTTTGATCGGCCAACGGCGCGAGGATCAATGGCAACCCGGCAAATGGTGTTTTCCCGGCGGCAAAGTCGAGTTCGGCGAAAGCCATCGAGACGCAGTGAAACGCGAGCTGAAGGAAGAGCTGGATCTGGACGTCGACGTCGGCGAGCTAATCCATCAGCAACTGGTAGCTTGGGAAAACGGGACGTTCGAGCTGAACTATTTCAAGGTTATGTTCTGCGCCGGGCAGGTGGCAAAACCGATTGCGTTTCAGCGAATCGCCTCGGTGCCGGACGAGGAGCTGATCCATTACGACTTGCTGAAGGTCGACATCGACATTGCGGTGCGGCTTCGAGAGGAATCGATCCGCCGGAGATTCGACGCGGAAACGAATCGATTGGAAGAGCTACTGGTCTTGGCCTTGGAATGGATCGAAGACAAGCGGCCATTCTCACCCGCCGACGTTGAGGAGCGGGCCAAGTTCCTGAAACAGGCGCACGAGACGCTCGGTCGATAGGGAAATAATGCCAAGGACATCATCCAGCGCGAGGAGCTGGGAATTCAATCTCGACGGGACCATCATGATGCCGCAGCAGCTGCGCTACGAGCGCGATGGAATTATCGGTCGCGAAGCGCTGCATTTCGTGATTTATCGTCCGTCGTCGACGGTGATGCAGACCATCATGGGATCGCAGGGGGCGCGTTCGCAGCTGCCATTTCAATCACGCACGCGATGTCGTAACGAGGCGGACAATCGAGGTTTCGGACCTTGGAGCGCTCCAACGATCGCCATAATTCAAGGCTGTTCGATGGAAACCCTGTCGGATGACGCGATGAGTCTGACGATGGATTTGCGCCTTATGAGCAATGGCGTATTTCCACCACAGGAGGCGTTGACACGCGGCAGGCCCGCATTGGGCGCGGCTAACCTCTCGCTGCAATCGAGAGGTCAGCCAATGACGCTGAAGAACGGGCACCGGGTTTCAGTTCGAACGACATGCGAGACGTTTGAAACATACGATAACGGGACGATGTTCGCGACGTTTACGCCGCCATTTGAGAGTGTGTTGGATTACCTGCAGGATCCGAGCCGCGAATATCGAACGCGACTGACAATGGGCGCGGTCGACCTTGACTTCGTCGTCACCGATCTGGGGTTTGATAGCGAGCACTTGCACGTCGATCTGGTGAACCTCTCACACCGGCAACAACGTGAAATAAATTCCGTGGTACGGCCATCGGTAGTGAGGCACAACACGAGCGAAGAAATGATTCGGGCGATGCTGAGCTATACGGATTCGAGCGGAGAGGATCCGGTGATCGTGCCAGAGCGCGTCGCTCAACACCGGCCACTTCTCAGGATGCCGCAGCCGGAAATAGGGACAGCGGCGCAGCGCAGCCGCATCATGGGTATCGATCTGGGTTCACCGGACGGCGATACGATGAGCGCAAGTATTTACGACCGCGACGGAAATCTCGTCGACGTGATTCGGCCGGGCGGAAAGAAGCCAAAGAAAGCGAAGAAAGTCGAACCGCCGAAAGGGCCGAGGCGCACGTTCAGGCTCGATGACGATTGATGCTGCTGAAATGCCATCAGTGCCATCAAGACTTCGACGGCGTCTTTCCGCCAGTGCCAGACGGCGTCAGTCATTTGGTGCAGTACGATAATTCGATTCTCTGTCTGAGCTGCCGGCAGGAGAACAGGAACAACCCAGAAATGAATCACACGCCCGTTCACATCGAAGCGATCGCACGCCGACAGGGAGTTCGATCTGAGACCGGCCAAGCCTTCAGCGTGCCGATGATCGGCCAGCCATACGTCTACAATGCGGTCTGCAGCTGCGGATTCAAGACCGGTAGACGGCAAACCGAAAACGAGGCGCACGACGCGCTGGAAGCCCATAGGGTCCAAATGGCGGCGCAGGAGCAGCTGAAACGGCAGAATAAAGAGCTGCGGGCGACGCTGGAAAAGCTGAAGAGCCGTGTCGCGAAACCGAAAAAGCGCTTGATTCGGATGGAGGAAGACTGATGTTCGAGATACGCGGTCTATCGCTGACACAACCGTGGGCGAGCCTCATCGTGAAGCGCCTGAAGAAAATCGAAACACGAGGCTGGCCCAGCAACTATCGGGGCTGGCTGCTGATCCATGCCGCGAAGAGCTTCCCGGCGGACGCAAGGGATTTCTATCATGCCCGGCGAGTGCAGGAGCTGATGGGAAATCCAATCACAGAGAAGGCTCAAGAGAAGCCGTTTCTTGGCGCAATCGTCGGAGTGGCGCGGCTGGTCGACTGCCTGCCGAGTGAAGCATTCGAATACCAGCCGCACGCGCTCAAACCGAAGGAAGGCGCAGAGACGCCATACAAAGTTCAGTTGAGCGAGGAGGAGTTCATGTTCGGAAACTACGATCCAAATCGCTACGGACTGATTTTGGAAGACGCGGTCGAAATGCCGCCCTATCCATACAAGGGGGCGCTGGGACTCTGGAAAGCGGATCCGGCCGTCGAGCAGATCTACCGCGAATTTATCGATTCCCGGCTGAAGGCGTGATCGGGGAAAGTTTACTGCCTGCAAACTCCTGTTTGCTATTTGTCACCTTCGGACCGCCAGACCTCTGAATCCCGACGCTTGCCAGCGTGCTGAACGCCAGCAGAAGCCACAAAAGCACCGCGACTGCCACCACACCATCCAAAAGCTTCCGCATTGCGGTATCCATCGGGACCACCACATTGATAGTCCATAGGACCGCCGCGACCAACAAAACGACCAGAATGAACCCAATAAGCGTCATAGAAACCTCCCAAGGTGTGACCATACCGATCCTATAGAGCACCGACTGTACCAAATTGCTCAAAAAAGATGTATTTTTCGTTAACCTGTCAACTTTGCAATCTGATACGGGCGCTGAATCAAAGTTCATTGACTCCCGCGAGCGCGAACCCTTATAAGAACGACACCATATATTGTGGTGTTGGAGTAACTGAGCGGGTGCAATTGAATTGCCGATGAGTGCGAGAACAGACAGCCGTGATTGAGCGACTCCGACACGCATACGCTGCGCTTCGTGGGGCACAGCTTCCCGTGCCCGAACAGAAGACGGGCGGGTTTATCGTGCGCCTCGACACGAACAATCTTGACGTCACTCCGATCAAAACGAAATCCGACGAGCTGGATTCCTATGTCGGCTGGGTTTACGGCTGCGTCTCGACGATCGCGGGAGACCTCCGGACGAACCCGCGTGGGCTCTTCATTAAGCAGGGCAAACGGCGTGAAGACTGGAAGCCGATGCCGGAAGAGAAGATCCCGCCGGTATTCAAACGGCCAAACCTACGGCAGACGTGGGGCCAGTTGATTGAGTTCCGGAACATTTACAAGGATCTGACAGGCGAGGCGTACTGGCATCTGATTACGAACGCGCCGGGCGGAAAAATTCAGGGCATCGAAATGGTGCAGTCGGACTGGATCGACGAGCCCGTGTTCAGCAACGACCGGAAAGAGATCATCGCATGGCGCGTCACGATCCCCGGCAAAGGCGTGCAGCAGGACATCGATGCTCGCGACCTGATTCCGGATTTCTATCCAAATCCGAAAGACCAGACGCGGGGTGCGAGCCCGGTCATGGCGTTTGCTCTGGCGCACCACCTTGACATTTACATGCGGGCCTACGGCCTGAAGATGATTAAGGACGGGGCACTGGTCGGCCAATACGTCAGCAGCGAATCGATTGAGAATACCGATCAGGCGGACGCGGCCGAAGCCCGAATCATGAAGCGCTTCCGGACGCCCGGCCGGATTCCGGTTTTCGGAAAAGGGACGACGCTGCAGAACGCCGGCCTGCCGCTGAAAGATCTGGACATGCTGCGGATGATTAAGCCGAGCATGGATCAGATTCTGGCGATTTACAAAGTGCCGCGTTCGAAGTTTGGTTTGACCGAAGGTGTTGGCATAACGAATCAGGACACTGCCGACAAGGCGTATCAGGAAAATTGCCTGCTGCCACGCCTGATGACGTTCGACGAAATCGTGAACGAAATCATCATGCCGCGCATTTTCGGCCGCGAGACAACGGGCATCGTCTATGAGTCTGAGAGTCCGGTCGAAGCGGATCGCGAGTGGTTGCTCAAGAAAGCATCGGCGAAGTTCGATTCTGGCGCGTCCACGGTCAACATGTTCCGGCAGGAAATGGGTGACGACGGCGTCGGTCCCGATGGCGACGTCTACATGGTGCCAAACAGCGTAGTCGTGACGGCGACGCTCAGTGAGCTGATCGGTTTGGGGCCAGCACCAGCGCCGGGCGCTCCCGCAACGCCGGCAACGAATCCGGATGGGACGCCAGTCGAGAATCCTCCGGCTAAAAAGCCGGGCGACACGACTCAGGATCCGGCCAATGGACCAGCGGAAGCGAATCCACCGGACCAGCAGCCGGCCGACGGCGAGCAGCCAGCGAAAAAGACGCGGGTGTTTCAGCTGGATGCGATCGCAGATCGAATCTCAAAGCGCATTCAGGAAGCGCAGCACGAAGGACGGGCTCAGGGCGTCGAGGAAATTGCAAAGTTGCGGAAGGCCAATGCAGAGCTTCGGTACGCGACGAGTCAAGAGAATTTGGAACGCACGGCCAAAGGGAAACTCCGAGCCGTATTCACAAAGGAATCGAAGAACGTAAGGGCGGCGCTGGCGCTCAATGTCCGCAAGGTCACCCGGCGCACGTTCCGCGATGAGTTGGGAGAGACGACTCCGGAGGGAACGAAACAGTCCTTCGCAGAAAACGTCGTCACTCGCGACTGGTTGGACGAGGCAATGGATCGCACGCAGGACGATTGGCGCAACCTGCTGCGGGAAACGATTGGAGCTGGGGTTCGAACCGGATGGGGCCTGCTGCAGGAGGAAGTGGCAGGCGCTCTGTCCTTCAACGTGTTCGAACAGCGAGCTGCGGAATACGCCGCACGACAGGCGGGAGTCCGGGTCCATGACATCGCCAGAACGACTGAGGGTGCTCTCCGCGACGTTATCCGGCAGGGCCTTGAAAACGGCCAGAGCATCGACGCGATCGCCAAAGCAGTCGGCGAGCTTTACGACGGTTGGAAAGGATCGCGAGCGAACACGATCGCACGGACAGAGACATCCAGTGCGATCGGCTATGGAAAATTTCACGCCGCACGGGAAACCAACCGGCGGCTGGGAGCCGATATTCGACGAAGCTGGAGCGCTGTGATCGACAACCGCACGAGGGACCACCACCACTTAGCGGACGCCGATATCAACGAGCGCAATCGGGACATTCGCGTTGACGAGCATTACATCGTCGGCGGAATTGAAATGGCGCATCCCGGAGATCCGACCGCGCCAGCTTCGGAAGTCATCAACTGCCGCTGTACGGAAACGTACCGGGACGTCACGAGCTAGGAGGATTTATGAAACCGGAAGAGTTGCTAATGATGGTCGACAAGCGAACTAATTTTGGGATGAGCGCATCCGTGAGGGCGATGGCTCCGGGCTCGGATCGCGTCGTGACGTTCATTGCGAGCACTGATGGGCTCGACCGTCACGGCACAAAGGTTATGCCGCTGGGCATTAACACGGATAACTACAACAACAATCCGATCATTCTGTTCGGTCACGACGGCTACGGCGGATTTTTCTCGACGCCGGACCCTTCGAACATCATCGGTAAGGCCGACGCGCTGCGGAAGAGCGAGAGAAAGCTGGAAGTCGACATCGCCTTTCTCGACGCGGAGACCAATCCACGCGCCGACATGATCTACCGCATGGTTAAGGCTGGAGCCGTCAGCACCGTTTCGATTGGTTTCATTCCACGAGAGATTCGCACCGAGGACGACGGTGCGGGGAATCAAATCCCGATTATCGTACGCAGCGAGCTGCTCGAAATCAGCGTGGTTCCGATTCCCAGCAATCCGGAAGCGCTGGCCATTTCGCGAGAATTAGCGGCGACAGTTGGAACGGCGAACCTGATGGCAGATGCGAAGATGATCCGCGAGGTCATCGTTCCGGAGCTGACGAACATTCTCAAATCCGACAAGAACGGATTTCGCGAAGAGCTGCTCAAAGCGCTGGGTGATACCAAAGCGCCGCCGGCCGACGATTCCAATGAGCGTGGCGCGACGAGTTTTGCGAACTTGCCGCTAACCGAACGTGACCACCAATGGGATGGCGGCGCGGCTCGCAGCCGGATGGCGAAGGCCGCATCGAGCGACGGCAGCGGCGACAAAGACAAGATGGATTGGGCGAAATATCGCAAAGGATTTTTCTGGTTCGATGCCGCGAACACTGAAGCGTTCGGAAGCTACAAGCTGCCCTACGCCGACGTCGTCAACGGCCAACTGACCGCCGTATGGCGTGGAGTTACAGCGGCGGCTCAGCGACTGGATGGGACCGATATCCCATCCGAAGACAAGACAAAGGTCCAAACGAATGCGGGCCAGTATTACGACAAAGCCCGCAATCAGTACGAGGACGACAGTATCGTTGCCCCTTGGGACGAAACGAAAGCGGTCTCTCCCTCTTTGGAGGCAGAACTCGGGACCGGTTCCGAAGCGGATTCTATCCGCGCCGCATTTGACGAGACGAAGACACGGCTGGCCATCCGGCACGGGCTTCGAAGTTAATAACCTTGCTAACGGAGTAAAAATCAAATGGAACCGACCGAAATTTCGAAAATGCTGAAAGAGGAAATGGGCGCGGTGGAAACGCTGCTCAAGACGCACGTGAGTGCGGAAGTGGCAACGCAGTTCACCAAAGCCAACGAGCAGATCGGCGGCATTCAGAAGAGCCTGAATGAGCTGATGGCCCGTGGCGAAGCGCCATCGGCAGAAGCGGTGAAGGATCTGGAAAAGCGCCTCATCGAAAATGAGACCGCCATTCGGGAATTCACGCTCCGCGCCGGAACGCTGGCAAACGGCGGCGAGAAGTCGGAAGCGACACGCGACGCCGAGCTGTTCACGAAGTCGCTGTTCAAGGATCCGGAGCAGCTGAAGGAAGTCGTCCGCAGCATGCGTACGGTGAGCGACAGCAACACTCGCGCCATTGACTCCGGCCTGTTGACCACGGGCGGAAAGTTGACGGCGGAGACGGCCGATCGTTTCATCGATTTCCTGATCGACAAAACGACGACGCTCAGCCGGATCGAGACGCGCCGAATGGGCGGACCGCAGGGCCACACCGATGTTCTGTCGGTGACGCGCCGCAAGATCCGCAAGGCGGTCGACGGCGTGGCTCCTGCCACGGCCGAGGGTATCACGACGAAACGTCGGACCCTGAACACGGTGGAGATCATCTGGGCAGAAGATGTCACGCTCACGTTCCTCGAAGACAACATCGAGAAGCGTGGTGCGGAAGCGCACATCGCCCGGATGCTGGCGCAGCAGTTCGGCAACGACATGAACGACCTTGGCTGGAACGGTAATGAGGCGAAGGACTCCTCCGGCGGCGATGGATTCATCGCGATCAATCAGGGTTGGATCACGTTGGCACAGGCCGACTCCGACGCCACGGCAATCGGTGTCAACGCCGCATTGCTGACGACGCCGTCGAACACGGACATTCTGAACAAGATGTTCCGCAACCTGCCGGTCGAGTTCAAGGGTGTGGGCAACCTCATCTACTTCGTGCCGATCCCGTTCGCAGAACGGTACGCCGAAGAGGTCTCCACTCGCGAAACGCCGCTGGGCGATCAGGTGTTGGTCAACGGTTTCCCGGCTCTCCGATATTTCGGATATCCGGTGCTGCCGGAAGCCCACCTGTACGACACGCACGTGGACAACGCAGTTTTGACGCCTTCGTCGAATCTGTACCACGGCATTCAGCGACAGATCACGGTCGACGCGGAATGGCGTCCACGCAAGCGGGCGATTGAATTCACGATCACCGCTCGCAACGACTACGAGTATTCGACGGGTTCGGCTTTCGTGCTGACGTCGAACATCCCGTCCGCGAATCGATAGCTTCTAGGCTGTGCAATTGCACTTTAATTGCATGGTCAAGACCGGTGCCCGTCTGTTCTCATCGGCGGGCGGGCATCGGATTCCACTTTAACGGTGCCGTCTCGATGAGGACGGTATCAGATGAGGTTCACATGACAAAGAAACTGAAGCGGATCGATTGCATCGTGACCGGAACGAAAGTGTTCTGGCGCGAGGATGATGGGCTCCACCTTGCCCATGCCGGGGAAACCGTCAGCGTTCCAGAGGGAGTATACGAACGCGAAAAAGCAAAGCTGAAGCCATTAAACGAGCTGGGACCGGGCGTCACGGCGGGCAACTTCGAGCACTCCGACGCGATGATGCACCGAGCAGACGTCAACACACGATTCAAGAAGCCGGCAACAGGCAAATCGCATGGCCAAAAAAACACAGCGGCGCGTTAGGACCATCCGGCAACACTACGGCGGATCACTCGCGATCTGCGGGACTCCGGTTCCTCCGGGACGAACGACCGGCCGAGTGAAGCTGGTCACCTGCAGAAAGTGCATTTCGAGGCTTTGCATTGTGAAGCCGAAAGAAATGGCCAAGCTGAGGGGCTGAAAGGAGGAACATGGACGCAACAATCGTGGCACTTATCATCGGAGGAATCACCGCAGTCGTAGCCGGCGTGCCGCCAACGATCGTTGCATGGGCCGTGTATAGACAGACGGTTGCGAATAAGAACGCTGCCGCCGAAACGAAACAGGCCGTGGTGGAAGCGAAGCAGGTAATCGTCGATACGGCAAAATCCGCCGATGCCTCGTCGAGAATAGCGGCAGAGACCTCTGCGAAGGCCAGCACGATCTTAGAAAAGACGGTCGAAATTCATACTCTGACGAATGGCAACCTGAGCAAGGTCACGACGGCATTGGAGACTGCCAACGAGAAAATTGCAGGGCTAGAGAAGCTGATGGCCGCGCTGGCCCAACAGAAAACGGAAGCTACCGCTGAGAAGCTCTTATCGGACGCCAAGACAGCTGCAGCCCAAACACTGCACACTGCCAAGGAATTAGCGGATGCGAAGCTGCTGAATGCTTCCCAGAATATGCCGGATGCTGGGTCTGCCACAGCGCCGCCAGTCTCGATCACCGAAGGTTTGGATGCCAGTAAAACGGAAGAGAAGGATTCGAAGAAATGAAGAGGCTCATCACACCCGACGACATCGTGGCAATGCTGGGAGGCGTAGCGTCCAGCTACGATCCATTCATTGAGACGAGCCAAGCCATTGTCGAGAGCTACATTCAGGCGTCATTGCAACAGAGAACGGTCGCACTGGAAAAGCACATGATCCTTTACGATCTGGATCCGGAAGAGTGCATCGTCTTCAGGGACGGCCCGGTCGCATCGCTGTTGAGCTTCGAAATCGACGGAACCGCCGTCGAGCTGGATTCATCCGGGACCAACGAAGACACAATCGTGAAACCGTGGATCCTGAAATATCTGCGGGGAATTCGAAAAGATCGCGCCGTGAAGCTGTCCTTTGTGGCAGGATACACGGCGGAGACGCTGCCGTCACAGCTGAAGGCGGCGCTCATCAACACAACCGCATTGGTCCAGAAAAACCCGACCATGACGGAGCTATCCGAAAGCATTGGCGACTATTCGATCACCTACGGGGGCGGAGCCTCTGGGGGAAGCGAAGGCTACGCGCTCAATGCCCGGATCTGTTCATTACTGACCGAGTTCAAGAGACCGAGGCTGTAACCGATGAGTGGACATTGGGCCATCCCGAGGGAGTGGGAGGGCCAGACCGCCGTAGTTCTGGGTGGAGGACCGAGCCTCAAAAAAGCCCAACTGGATTACGCGATTTCAAAAGGATGCCGCAGGGTCGCCGTCAACGACGCCGGCCTTGTGTTCGACCCCAATGCAGACGTGCTCTGTTGGGGCGATCCGCAGTGGTTTGTCTGGAACAGCGATGAGCTGAGGCTACATCGCGGCCAGTACAAAATCACATGGCGGATGATGCCCACACGGCCAGCGCTGCCATTCCACACCCTCGGACATCCGCGAATGCCTCCCTACGTGAGTTTCAACCAGAGCGAAGTTTGCGCGAACAACAGCGGCATGGGCGGGATCAACATCGCGGCGCTGTTTGGCGCAAAGCGAATCCTGCTGCTGGGTTTCGACATGCGCTGCGTCGACGGCGTGAATCACTGGCACAACCGGCACAAGGTCGCAACCAGTGAGCACCGATACCCGGAGCTGTATAAGCCGCCGATGGATGCGGCAGCGCAGGAATATGCGGCAGCGGGAATCGAAGTCATCAACTGTACCGAGTTCAGCGGATTGAAAGGATATCGATATGCGAGCATCGGAAGCATGGTTTAAGGAAATGGCGCAGAGCGTCATCGCAGCAGAGATAATCGCACTGCAGGCGCTGCAGGACATCATTATCGGCGATCAGTTTCAAGGGCTGTCGCAGGAGATCGCAGACATGAACGGGAAATGTATCGTCACCGGCGTCGGGAAGTCGGCGATCGCGGCGCGGAAAATCGCGGCAACGCTGGCAACGATCGGCGTGCAGGCGATGTTTCTGGATCCGATTGGAATGTTCCACGGCGAGCTGGGCCTCGTGCGGCTCGACGACATCGTCATCATGGTGTCGCAGAGTGGCGAGACGGACGAGCTACTGAGGCTGGTGCCGCCTTTGATCGCAATTGGCGCATACATCGTTCCGATTGTGGCGGTCGAGGATTCATCGCTCGGCCGGATGACGGGAGCGCTGGTGACCGGCTGCGTCAACGATCCCTACTTCAAGGTGCCGACGGCATCGAGCATTGCTGCGGTTGCTCTGGGAGACGCACTGGCAATCGTTGTCGGAGAACGGCAGGGATTCAGCGACAGGTCG